TGGCAACGCACATCTCCGCAGTTCAATACTTTTAGGTTTATTGTTACAATTCGGACATAGGGGGAAACTATGATTATCCAAAGTCTTAAATCTTTGGCGGTGCCAATTGATTCTTTGCAAGCCTTGCCTGGCAATCCACGCAGAGGCGATGTGGATGCAGTGGCCGCTTCGCTCTCACGCTTTGGGCAACGCAAGCCAATCGTGGTGCGCAAAGATGATGGCACCATCATTGCTGGCAATCACACTTGGCAAGCCGCTAAAAAACTTGGCTGGTCTGAAATCGCTGTGGCTTATGTTGGCGATGACGATGTGACCGCGCAGGCTTATGCTCTTGCCGATAACCGCACCGCCGAACTTGGCGACTATGATGATGAATTACTAAAACAGTTAATTGAATCAGTTGGCAGTGTTGACCTAGACCTTCTCAAAGATACTGGTTGGTCACAAGATGCAGTTGAAGAATTGCTAACCAAGATTGAATCAGAAAATCCCAAAGTTATTGACGAAGATGAAGTGCCAGAAGTTCCAGTTGAACCAAAAACAAAACTTGGTGACCTGTATCACTTAGGCCGTCACCGCTTGTTGTGTGGCGATAGCACTGATGAGGAAACTGTCGCTCGTCTAATGGATGGCGCAAAGGCAGATATGGTTTTTACTGACCCGCCTTATGGAATCAACTATCAAGCAAGACAAAATCAAGACAAAATTGCAAACGATGGTGACATTGAAACTGCAAAAAATGTTTTTATCAAATCAAGCAAATTTTACAAAGAAGCAAAAACAATTTTTATATGTTGTGACTGGCGTTCAATTTCTTTCGTTATTGAAAGTTTAGAAAAAAATAAAATGAAACCATCAGCGACAATTGTTTGGGATAAAGGTAGGCCTGTTAGTGCTTTTCAGAAATTTGGAAAATCCTATGAACTTATTGTTTATTGTGGTTCAAACAAAGGCCCATTAGTTATTTCGGATGTGTGGAAAGTTCAAAGAGATTTTGAACCCAATCATCCAACTCCAAAACCCATTGCATTAATTGGTAACGCAATAGAAACTTCAAGTTTTAAAAATGATATTATTTTTGATTCTTTTGGCGGCTCAGGTTCCACTCTTATTGCCGCAGAGCAGACAGACCGCACCTGCTATATGATGGAACTAGACCCTAAATACTGCGATGTCATTATCCAGCGATGGGAAACTTTGACGGGCGAGAAAGCCGTGTTGGTAAGCAATGCCGAATCCACCAAAGCCTAACGAGATTAAGCGCAAGACTGGCAACCCAGGCAAGCGGCGACTGCCATCGGCGATGACGGTAGTGCAAATGCCAATGGCGTTCAAACCGCCAGAGCCACCCCGCCCACTGGGGCCTGAAGGTTTGCGTTTATGGAATCGAGTATGGGATGCAGGCCGCGCCTGGGTTAGTCCAACTAGCGACATCGAACACGTTTTGATTATGTGCGAAACGATGGATGAGCGCAGTCAATTGCGCCTTGCAGTTTTGCGTGGCAGCGACTGGCGTGACCGCGTGGCACTTCGTTCTATTGATAACCAACTTGCATCAATGCTTTCAGCCCTTGGATTTAATCCACTGGACCGTTCACGACTAGGCATTGCCGAAGTTCAGGCGCAATCAAAAATAGAACAGTTGATGGCGCAACGTCGTGAAGGAAAATAAATTAAAGGGATGGCCACCGAAATACATCTCGGCAGTGTCACCCGACGAATATCAAGGCTCTCGCGGTGATGATGTCATTGACTTCGCCGAAGCACTTTGCAAGATAACTAAAGATTCAGTTGCAGGTAATTCTGGCGAGCCATTGATATTCCGCGATTGGCAAAAGGAATTAACTCGCAATCTATTTGCTGTAAAAGACAATGGCAAGTTAAAACATAAGATTGCCTTGATTGGCCTTCCCCGCAAGCAAGGTAAATCAGCGTGGCTATCATCTGTGGCATTGGAACATCTAGTTCTTGGACCACAAGGTGGCGAGATTTATTCTTGCGCTGCTGACCGTGACCAAGCCAAGATTGTTTTTGGAACTGTCAAAGAGATGATTCGATTAGAACCTGAATTGCAATTCTTGCAGGTCTATCGCGATGCCATTTACAATCCAAAGAATGGCACAAGTTATCGAGCGCTATCGGCTGAAGCATTTACCAAAGAAGGTCTATCCCCAACCTTTGTAGCCTTTGATGAATTACACGCACAACCAAATCGTGAACTCTTTGATGTAATGTCACTGGCGATGGGTGCAAGACAAGACCCGATGTTGGTTGCAATTACTACTGCTGGTGTTAAAGTAGATTCAAGTGGTAAAGATTCACTTTGCTATGACCTTTACAATTACGGAAAACGAATTGTAAGCGGTGAAGTAAATGACCCATCATTTTTCTTTGCTTGGTATGAAGGCAATGATTTAATTGATTATAGAACTGAAGAAGCCTGGCTAATTGCAAACCCAGGTTATGGCGACATATGTGCCGCCGATGACTTTGCCAGTGCAGTGTTGAGGACGCCAGAAGCAGAATTCAAAACCAAAAGGTTGAACATCTGGACATCTACTCAGACTGCCTGGCTTCCTTCTGGAACCTGGGAAGCATTGATTGATAAAGAACGTGAACCAGAGCCAGGTGAAGAAGTTATCTTGGCATTTGATGGTGCGTTCTCTAACGATTCAACTGCTTTAGTTGCTTGGTTACTTGGTGGAGAAAAACCACACTTGATGGTTGTTGGATTATGGGAAAGGCCAAACGATGCAGACAACACTTGGCACGTTCCAGTCGCAGAAGTCGAACAAACCATTATCAACACTGCACGCGATAGTCGCTTTAGTGTGCGAGAAATTGTTTTCGACCCTGCCAGATGGCAGCGAACATTTATGGTCCTCGACGAAGAAGGATTGCCAGTAGTCTCATATCCAAACAGCGCCGAGCGTATGGTGCCAGCAACTCAGAAGTTTTATGAAGCAGTTGTCAATGCTTCTTTTACGCACGATGGAGATGAACGCTTGGCACGTCATATGAATAACTGCGTGACAAAGCAATCTTCACGCGGTGTGATGGTTAGCAAATCAAATAGCAAACGCAAGATTGACGCAGCCGTTGCCAGCATCTTTGGCTATGACCGCGCCACTAGCGCCCCTGAAGCAAAGGCGCCAGTTCCAAAATTCTTTTCACTAAACCTGTAAGGAGTAACAATGAAGAAAATAGATTGGGCAATCGCTGCTGAAGTTCTTGGCGTTGCGCTCTTTACCGTCGGGGTTGCAATGATTTCACTTCCGCTAGCGTTAATTGCTCTTGGCGGATTCCTAGTCTGGGCAACGGAGAAGTAATGACTGCTGGTATTTACAATTTTACAATAGACCAAGGTTCCAATTGGAACTTGAATGTTGTCTATAAAGATTCCACTGGAACTGTAATAAATCTAACTGGCTACACAGCAGCGATGCAATTGCGTCAGAACTATAATTCTGACACTGCTGAACTGACACTTAACACTTCCAATGGCGGCATTGTTATCACTGGCGCACAAGGTAAGTTAGTTTTATCAGCTACAGCAGTACAGACTGCTGCTCTTGATGCAGGCTTTTATGTTTACGATTTAGAGATTTCATCAGGCGGGGTTGTCACAAGACTTATTCAGGGTCAAATTACAGTTGCAGGCGAGGTAACCCGTGTCTAATACAGTTGTCATTAACGAAGATACAAACACCGTTGTCGTAAGCGATGTCGGTCTTGCAGGTCCCGTCGGTCCAACAGGTGCAACTGGTCCTGCTGGCGCAACTGGAGCAACAGGTGTTACAGGTCCAGTTGGTGCAACTGGTACTACTGGTCCACAAGGCTCAACAGGACCGACAGGTGTTACTGGACCAATCGGTGCAACTGGTGTCACAGGATTAACAGGCCCAACTGGTGTTCAAGGTTTAACAGGACCAACAGGTATCACAGGTCCTGTCGGTGCAACTGGAGTTGCTGGAGCGACAGGCTCAACTGGTCCACAAGGTATTCAAGGAATTCAAGGCGTTCAAGGAGATGTTGGCGCTACTGGTGCAACAGGTCCTCAAGGTAATGTTGGTGCAACAGGTCCTCAAGGTGATACTGGTTCAACTGGCCCAGTAGGTGCTACAGGTGCCACAGGTTCAATTGGCGCAACAGGTCCACAAGGTTCAACTGGACCTGTAGGTGCGACAGGAGCAACTGGTCCTACAGGTATTACAGGCTCGACTGGACCAACGGGTGCTACAGGGCCGCAAGGTGCTGGTATTTCTATTCTAGGTTCTTATGCAACACTTGCTGCTTTACAAGCGGCGCACCCAACAGGCAATGCAGGCGATGCTTATATTGTCGGTCCAGATTTATATGTTTGGTCTACGACATCATCTTCTTGGTTAAATGCTGGCGCAATTCAAGGGCCAACAGGCTCAACAGGTCCTACTGGACCTATTGGTGCCACTGGCGCTACTGGACCAACGGGTGCTACGGGTGCAACTGGCGCTGCTGGTGCCAATGGCGGTTCAACAAGTTTATTTGATTACAACGCAGATACATCATCAACTTCAGGCGACCCTGGCGCTGGCGATATTCGTTGGAATAATGCAACGCAAATCAACGCCACTGTATTAAACATTGACCACTTAGACGTTGATGGCAATGATATTGATGTCTTTGTTGCGTTATTAAAAGCAGATGATTTCATAATCATTCAAGACAGAGATGTTCACACTAATTTTCAGAAATTCAAAGTTACAGCCGCAGCAACTATCCTTGGCGGTTATAGCACCGTTCCAGTAATCATAGATTCATCAGGTGGCACTGGCACAACTAACTTCAGCAACTTTCAAGCCCTTGCATTATTGCTCATCAATGTCGGCTTAACAGGCGCAACAGGTCCTACAGGACCCGTTGGCGCCACAGGTCCAATCGGAGCCACAGGTTCAACAGGTCCAACAGGACCTATTGGCGCAACTGGACCACAAGGCGTTCAAGGCGATGTTGGAGCAACAGGACCAGTCGGAGCGACAGGACCAGTTGGTGCAACTGGACCAATTGGCGCAACTGGACCAACAGGACCAGTTGGTGCAACAGGCGCAACTGGAGTTGCTGGAGCCACAGGAGCAGTAGGAGCGACAGGCGCAACTGGAGTTGAAGGTGCAACAGGACCAACAGGAGCGCAAGGCGCAGTTGGTGCAACTGGAGCGACAGGACCACAAGGAATTCAAGGCGTTCAAGGAGATGTTGGCGCTACAGGACCGATTGGCGCAAGTGGTGCAACAGGACCTGTAGGAGCAACAGGTGCAACTGGCCCACAAGGAATTGCTGGAGATACTGGAGCCACTGGTCCTACTGGAGTTGCTGGAGCAACGGGTGCGACAGGTCCACAAGGAATTGCTGGAGATACTGGAGCCACGGGTTCAACAGGTGCCACAGGACCAGCAGGTGCAACGGGACCAACAGGTGCCACAGGACCACAAGGAATTGCTGGCGATACAGGGGCAACAGGACCAGCAGGTGCAACAGGACCACAAGGAATTGCTGGCGCTGCTGGTGCAACAGGACCGACTGGACCAACGGGTGCAACAGGACCAACAGGTGCAACGGGTGCTATTGTTGCAGATGACGACCAAAATATTATTGCAAATCAAGTATTTGGATAGAGGAGAAAAACAATGGCAACATTTTCAAAGGTGCTACTTAGCGGCAGCACACAAGGCAAAGGTATAAAAGTTGTTCAAACTGCAACTGCGGGAACAACCATTCACACTGCCGTTAGCGGAACGTCATCCATTGATGAAGTATGGCTTTATGCTCACAACACTTCATCTGCTAACGTAAAACTTACCCTTGAGTGGGGTGAGGCAACTGCACCCGATGGACACATTGAAATCATTATTAACGCAGAAGGAACTGGTTTGGTTCTTATTGCCCCAGGAATTCCTTTACAGAATGGATTGGTAATTAAAGCCTTTGCTGGAACTGCCAACGTCATCAACATTTTCGGTTATGTGAATCGAATTGCATAAATGAGTCGCTACGGGCAAAAGACACGGCTGACACAATTAGCAGACAACGCCAATCAAGTTGGCACGTGGTTTGGCGTAGTTGTCACACCTCCAAAAAATCGGGTTGATTTCCTTGTAGTCGCTGGTGGCGGTAGTGGAGGTAAGCCTGACGCAAACCTTTCTGCTGGCGGTGGTGCTGGTGGACTTCGTTCATCGGTGACTGCAACAGGTGGTGGCGGTTCTTTAGAAACCACACTTATTTGTGCTTTGAATACGCCTTTTACAGTAACAGTTGGCGCGGGTGGAGCAGTTCAATCAACTAGTCAAACTGCAGGAAATAATGGGACGAATTCTGTCTTTGGAACAATCACATCAACTGGTGGAGGCGGTGGTGGTTCATCAACCAATCCACCAACAACTCAAGGAGATGGAAAAACTGGCGGCTCTGGTGGTGGCGCAGGACAAAAATTATCTGGAACTTGGTCACCTGGAACAGTAGGTGCAGGAACTACCAATGAAGGTTTTGCTGGTGGTTTAGGAGTTGGAAATACTGTTGGCGGTGGCGGTGGTGGAGCAGGAGAAGTTGGCGACACTGATGGTAATGGACACGGCGGAGATGGTGTTGCAGTAGAAATTTCTGGTTCATCCGTTACTTATGCTGGTGGCGGTGGTGGTGGTTCAGGTACAACTGGCGGAGTTGGCGGCGCGGGCGGTGGTGGTAATGGCGGTTCAGGAGACCCATCAACAGGCGCTAATGGAACTGCAAACACTGGCGGCGGCGGTGGCGGCGGTCGCGGTGGTGCTGGCGGCGGTGGCTCAGGCGGTTCAGGAATTGTGATTCTTAAATACAGTTCAACATTAACTGCAACTTTTAGCGGCGGAGTAACACAAACCACAACCAATAACGGCCTATTCAAAATTTCAACAATAACAGCTGCAGGCTTATCAGATACAGTTAGTTGGTCATAATGGCGCATTACGCATATTTAGATGAAAATAATATTGTCGTTGCTGTAATTGTAGGCAAAGACGAAACAGAGCTAATTGATGGATTAGATACTGAAACTTATTATGCTCAAGGAACTCCTTACACAGTTAAGCGCACTTCATACTGGACTTACGGCGGTGTTCATTATGGAGATGATGGCAGTTCTGCATTTCGTAAGAATTACGCTGGTATCGGCTATGGCTTTGATGGTATTGGTTTTTTTGCGCCGCAGCCATATCCTTCTTGGACATTAAATCCTGAAACTTATTATTGGGAAGCGCCCGTACCTTATCCAAATGACGGCAAAGATTATGTTTGGGATGAAGCAACACTTAGTTGGGTAGAAGTTCAACCATAATCTAACATCGGGGGATGTAATGAGATTTCACGTTGTGGCTCTGCCACATACGCAAGTAACTAAAGAATTTGCAGGGTGCGCTTTCACCGAAAAAGTCAGACGCTTTTGCATAATGATGACTGGTCTTGGTCACGAAGTTTATCTCTACGCTGGCGAGCAAGTAGAAGCGCCAGTCACCAAACTCATCACCTGTATCTCAGAAGAGCGCCGCGCCGAGGCAGTAGGCAACAACCATTACACACAGGCATCCTTCGACACCAGCGCTCTGCACTGGCAAATCTTTAACGCCAATGTGATTAGGTTGATGCAGAGCCACTTGCAACCGCAAGATTTTATCTGCCTCATCGGTGGGTATGCACATAAGGCCATTGCCGATGCTTACCCAAACCACACTAGCGTTGAATTCGGTGTTGGATACGGTGGAGTCTTTAGCAAGTTTAGAGTTTTTGAATCATATTCCTGGATGCATTCCATCTACGCTGGTCATAAGAACCCGACAACAGTTGATGGTCAATTCTTTGATACTGTGATTCCAGGCTATTTAGAACCAGAGATGTTTCCACTCGGTGAAGGCAAAGGCGATTACTACCTCTTCATTGGTCGCCTGATTGAACGCAAGGGCTATCAGATAGCGCAAGAAGTCTGCGAGCGCCTTGGCAAGAGACTTATCTTGGCAGGCCCAGGCGAGCAATCAGGATATGGCGAGTTTGTAGGCTCAGTAGGTCCAGAGCAAAGAGCAGAGTTGATGGGAAATGCCATCGCAACCTTTGCTCCAACGCTCTACATTGAACCATTTGGAAATGTAGTTATTGAAGCCCAAGCCTGTGGCACGCCTACTATCACAACTGATTGGGGCGCATTTACAGAGAACAACATTAACGCTCTGACAGGCTACCGTTGCAGAACGCTGCAAGAGTTTATGGATGCAGCCGAAAACGTTAAAACACTAGACCGAAAGAAAATCAGAGAACATTCTGTTGGCCGATATGCGCTAGATGTTATCGCCAAAGAGTACGAAGATTACTTCCGCAAACTGCTAACCCTTTGGGATGGCGGTTGGTATCAATTAAGAACAGAAAAGGCAGGCAATGAGTCTATCTAAAAGACTTCGCGCAGCAGGTGAAAAGCGTGCGCAGAATCAGTTTGTTGAACCACTGATTCCAGGCAGACCAGCATACGCATCGCCAGCAGGCGTTGATGTTAATTCTGAAACTGCAATTCGTATGTCAACCGTATATGCCTGCGTTCGTTTGCTTGGCGATACAATCTCATCATTACCACTTGGTGCTTATGTTCGCCGTGGTCGCAACCGTATCTCATACGCTGCTGTTTATGGCGAAGTTCCAACTTGGGTAAATAATCCAAACCCAGAGACAACACGCCTTGAGTTTTATGAACAAATTATTGCTTCACTTAACCTAGAAGGTAACGCCTTTATCCTTAAAGTTATGGACGAATTAGGCGATGTTGTTGAACTGTATTGCTTGAATCCACGCGATGTTTTAGTTGAGCGTCCAATACCAGGTGAGCCTGTTCGTTATCGCGTTCGCGATGCTGTAGGCAACTTCTCATTTAATCTTGATGCAAACCAAATTGTTCACATCCCGCTCTTTAGACTTCCTGGACAACTTCTAGGTCTTGGCCCAATCGGTGCAGCCCGCGTAACTCTTGGTTCTGCAATGGCCGCTGAAGTTTATGCTGCTTCATATTTTGGCAACGCTGCCAATCCTGGCGGCGTTATTGAAGCGCCAGGTGATATGACAGAAGAGCAGGTTTCAGACCTTGCTCGCGATTGGAATATCACGCACACTGGCCCATATAGAGCGGGCAAAATCGGCGTGTTAACTGGTGGAGCGGCTTTCAAGCCGCTCACACTAAACGCTGCCGATGCCCAGTTGCTTGAAGTCAGACGCTTCGGGGTTGAGGAAATAGCCCGCCTTTTCCGCGTGCCTGTCTCGCTACTGGGCCACCCTGTTGCTGGCGCGATGTCATTTGCATCGGTTGAAGCGCAGAACCTTTCATTCGTGCAACATTCATTGCGTCCACTCTTGGAGCGCATTGAACAAGCACTCTCACCATTACTTCCAGAATCAGATGGCTTCATCAAGTTTAATCTTGATGCGCTGCTTCGTGGCACAACAATTGAACGCTATGACGCCTACACTAAAGGACTTCGTGAAGGATTCCTTTCACTAAACGATGTTCGCGCTGTTGAAGATTTATCACCACTAGGTGAAGCAGGCGACCAACACCGTGTGCCATTGCAGAACATTGATGCTGCTGATGCTCCTGAAGTTGGTATGAAACTTCGCTCTGAAATCATTGCTCAACTTGTTCAAGTTGGCTTTGACCCACAGGCAGTTCTAAAGGCACTTGATATGCCATCAATCAAACACACTGGTGTTCCATCAACTCAATTGCAGGCAGTTTCAACAATTGACCCTGCATCTCCTGAAGCAGTTTATGAGGTTGAGTAATGCCTTATTACATCTCAGAGAATCAAAGTGATTGTGATGGATGGGCAGCAGTAAAAGAAGAAGCAGATGGTTCATATACAACTATTGGATGTCATAGCACAAAGCAAGATGCGATTGACCAGATGGTTGCAATTTCGATTTCAGAAGATATGGAACCAGGTGGAGAAGTAAGAGCAGTTGATTTATCTGCTCCTTCATTTATTCGCGAGAATGCTGCGCGTGGTTTGAAGTATTTAGAAGAAGGCTTTGGGGGAGATGGTTTAACTGATGGCACAAAGCGTGAAGCACGCGAGATGGCATCAGGAAGAATTACAGAAAACAAGGTTCGCAAAATGGCACCTTGGTTTGCCCGCCATCAAGTTGATGGGCAAGCACCGAAGAACAGTGACCCTTCGCACGCTGAATATCCAGGAGCAGGATTAGTTGCCTGGCTTTTATGGGGCGGCGATTCCAACTTCAGTGGTAGAGCGCAAGATTGGGCGCAACGCAAAATTGATGCACTCGATGCTGAAGCCGATTCAAGGAGCAAAATGAAAAAGATAGAACGCCGCACATATGTGGTGCAGGATGTCGAAGCACGCCAAACAGAAGATGGCGTGATGCGTTTGTCGGGGTATGCAGCAGTTTTTAATGATGCTAGCGTGCCACTACCATTCAAAGAGAGAATCGCACCTGGTGCATTTCGTAAGACTTTAACTGAAATGCCAGATGTCAGACTTCTTATCAATCACGAAGGTTTGCCTTTGGCTCGCACCAAGAATGGCACATTGAATTTAATTGAAGATGACCGTGGCCTTCGCTTTGATGCAGAACTTGCAGATACCCAAGAAGCCCGTGATATTTATACCCTTGTTGAACGCGGAGATGTTGACCAGATGAGTTTTGCTTTCCGTGTCATCCGTCAGAACTGGAGCAAGGATAAGAGCGAGCGCACATTGACCGAAGTATCACTTGCCGACGGCGATGTCTCAGTTGTCACCTATCCTGCCTATCCAACTACCACAGTTGAAGCCAGACAGAAGATTGCTCACGCTTTGGATGCCATCAAAGAAGGTCGCAAGTTAGATGAGGATTCCATCAAAGCCCTTCGTGATTATCTATCTGAATTATTAGATATGGAAGATGAAGATGATGATGAAATTGAAGATGAAGAAGAAGAGATTGAAACTGAATCTGTTCGTGCAGTAGATGTTGTTGGAGATTTCGTAGAATGGGATTCATCTGGCGGAACTGCCCGTGGTCGCATTGAACACGTTATGCGTGAAGGAGTTCTTGGAATTCCTGACTCTGACTTCTCTATCACTGCTGAAGAAGGCGACCCTGCAATCCTCATTCGCGTGTATCGCGAACTTCGTGATGGATGGGTCGCTACTGAAACATTGGTTGGTCACAAGTCATCAGAACTTCGTGCCATTGACCCACTAGCAGCGCCAAGTGAAGAACAGAGTCGTAAAATCTCACTTCGTTTGGCCAAAGCAATTATCGAAAACACAAAATAGATTTCTGCTCATCCGAGCAGATTACGAAGTCGGAGCGAGACTCACACCCGCAAGCGCCGTGAACTATCATCGCCACCACCTCGGAACCTTACAAACACTCACAAGGAGAACTCAAACAATGTCATATGTTGACAAAGTAATTGAGCGCCGTGATGCAGTGAAGGCTGAAATGGATGCAGTTCTTGAGGCAGTAGCCGCCGAGAACCGCACCGACCTCACAGCAGAGGAAACCGAAAAGGTTGATGCCCTCGTTGAAGAATCACGCTCGCTCGATGCAAAAATTGAGAAGTTAACTGCTCAGGCAGTTGCAGATGCAAAGGCAGCAGAAGCACGTTCTGTTGTTGCAGAAGCACTACCAAAGGTTTCAACTTCAATCGTACGCGAAGAGCGTACCTACCGCCCAGACAACGGAACTTCATTCGTCCGTGATGCATTCAATGCACAAGTTCGTGGCGATTACAGCGCACAAGAGCGCCTAGCACGTCATATGAAGGAAGAATCAGTTGAGCGTCGCGATGTTGATACATCAAACTTCGCTGGACTTGTTGTTCCACAATATCTAGTTGACCTTGCAGCACCTCTTGCTCGCGCAGGTCGCCCAACTGCTGATTTTGCAACAAACAAGATGGCACTTCCTGCCGCTGGTATGTCGCTAGAAATCAGCAGAATGACAACAGGTACATCAACAGCAATTCAGGAGACACAGAACACTGCTGTTTCCGAAACTGATGCTGATGACACTCTGCTCTCAGTTCCAGTACGCACAATCGCTGGACAGCAAGACCTATCACGCCAAGCAATTGAGCGTGGAACAGGTATTGACACATTTGTTGTTGCTGACCTTATCCGTTCTTGGCACACAACTCTTGATGCTCAGGTTCTTAACGGCTCTGGCAGCAATGGTCAGTTCAAGGGAATCCGCAACGCTGGTGGAAACGCAATTACTTTTACCACAACATCACCAACAGTTGCATTGCTATATCCAAAGTTGGCAGATGCTCTACAGCAAGTTCAGAGCAATGTGTTCACCACACCAACAACCTGGATTATGCACCCACGCCGCCTAGCATTCTTGCTAGCAGCAACTGATACCGCTGGTCGTCCATTGGTTGTTCCAGCCGCTGGAGTACCACAGAATGCAGTATCAACTGGCGCAGGCGTTGCTCAGTATGCAAACTCAGGTTACCAACTACTTGGTCTGCCAATCGTCTCAGATGCAAACGTAGGAACAACCTACGGCGCAGCAACCAACCAAGATGAAATCTATCTTGTTGATGCTCGCGAAATGCACCTATGGGAGCAACCAGGTTCACCATTCTCACTCCGTTTTGATGCAACTACCCCAGGTAGCCTAACCATCAAGACTGTTGTTTATGGCTTCTCTGCATTCACAGCAGAGCGTTATGCAAAGGCCGCTTCAATCATTAGCGGAACTGGCTTAACAGCACCATCCTTCTAATCTGAAGGAATAACTAAATAGTTGTGTAGGAGCAGGTGGGAATCCCCCGACTTGCCTGCTCCTACGCTTCATAATGATTCGGGGGAATCAATGAAAACAGGACACAAAGTTTCAATCGGCGCCTGCGACCCAGGCACCGTCAATGCGGCGTGGGCATATCGAATGTTTCAACTCTGCCAAAACCGCTCTGACAAATTAGGGCCATTCGTCAGAATCAAAGGCTCTGGATTACTTTCCAAAATGCGCAATCGCGTAGTGAAGGCATTCTTAGAGAATACCGATTCTGATTGGCTTTTAATGATTGATGTGGATGAACAACTTTCCACAGAAGCATTTGATTTGCTTATTCAAACCGCTCACGATAAAGAGCGACCAGTTGTTTCAGCGCTAGTCTTTGCAGCATTTGATGCGCACAAACATTTATATCCAAAGCCAGTGCCAGCAATTTTTCAAGATGTACCAGAAGGCTTTTTGCCTTTGTTCAAATATGACCGCAATTCAGTATTTCAAATTGATGCTTGCGGAACTGGATGCCTCTTGATTCACCGAAGTGTGCTTGAAAAAATGCGTGAAGAAGCAGACCCAAATCAAGGCAAAGATTGGTGTTGGTTCTGGGATGGTCCAATTGATGGCAACTGGATTAGCGAAGATTTGCTGTTTTCACGCCGTATAAGACAATTAGGCTTCCCGATACACGTTCACACAGGAGCCATTTTGCCACATCAGAAATCGTATTGGCTTGATGAAAGACACCACCTATCGTGGAAAGAATAAAGTTTTGGCGGAAAGAAACCGCAACCGCAACGCCCGATTTAGAACGGGCAATTGCACCAAAGGCAGAGAAGAGGAAAAAGCGTGGCACTAACAAACGCCTACTGCACATTGTCAGACCTGAAAACATCTCTAGGGATTGATGACATCCAAGATGATACTTCACTGGAAGCAGCAATTATGGCTGCAAGCAGAATGGTTGATGATTACACAGGCAGATTCTTTTACAAAGACGGAACTACTGCTGCTCCAGTAACACGTTATTACACTGCCCAAGATTGGTGGACAACCAACATTGATGATACCTATTACATCAGTGAAATTGCCACAGATGATAACTTTGACCAGTTATACACAACCGTGTGGGCAACTTCTGATTATATGGTTGAGCCTGTGAATAACCCTCGCCGTGGATGGCCTTGGACTAGATTGCTTGCCATTGGCGCCTACATATTTCCTTACAACTTGCCACAATCAGTAAGAGTCAAAGCAGTTTGGGGTTGGACTGCAATTCCAAATGAAGTTCAAATGGCAACCAAGATTCAAGCATCAAGACTCTTTGTGCGCCGTCAATCACCTTTTGGTATTGCTGGCAGTCCAGAGATTGGAACTGTTCGTCTAGGTTCTCGACTAGACCCAGATGTTGAAGTTCTGCTTCGTCCATTCCGTAAAGTTTCCTGGATGGCAAAATGAAACCCAGTTCCGTCCGTGATGGTCTTAAAAAGAATCTTCAAACCATCAAAGGTCTGCGTTGTTATGACCTGATTCCAGACCTGCCACAACCGCCAGCAGCAGTTGTTGGTCAGTTAGATTTCACTTTTGACTTAAATAACTCTCGCGGGCTAGACCAAGCCAATGTTGATGTTTATGTCATTGTTCAACGCCACTCAGAGCGTTCGGCGCAGGATAACCTAGATAAGTACCTGCAAGGCTCTGGAGACTATTCCATCAAGGCAGCCATTGAGTCAGATTTGACTCTTGGCGGCGCCTGCAACACCTTGCGTGTTACTTCAGCCGAATCTGGAACATTTATGGCTGGAGATGTGGAATTCATATCTTATCGCTATCGAATCACCGTATGGGGCCAAGGAGAATAAATGGGATACATAGTAAATTCTGACAGTTTTGCCTTGAAGAAAAAAGGCGAAGCAATGACAGAAAAAGAACTGCTTGAAGCAGGATGCAATGTTGCGGCGCTAGTCGCAGGTGGTCATCTTGTGTCAGCACAAACCGCAAAAGCAGTACCGACACAAGAAGGAGAAACCAAATAATGGCACGCATAGTCTTAACAGATGTGTCAGTCGTGATAAATTCAGTAAATTTATCTGACCATATCGCAAGCGTCACAATTTCGACGTCTGAAGATGTAATTGACACCAGTGCATTTAGTTCAACAATTGCTGCTGGCCGTACCCGCGTTGCGGGCCTTGCCGATAATTCGGTGACACTAGAGTTCCACCAGGACTTTGCAACATCCTCGGTTGAGCAAACAATTTACCCACTACTTGGCACATTAACCACAGTGGTTGTGAAGCCAACAAGTGATGCAGTATCTGCAACAAATCCTTCCTACACTTTTTCAGCGCTTGTCTCAGAATGGCAAGAGTTGTCAGGTTCTGTGGGAGAATTGGCCACGGCATCCGTCACTTGGCCAATTTCAGGCGCAATTACAAAAGGAGTATAACTAATGGCCCGCCTTGTTTTAACTGATGCATATGTCGTGCTTGCAAGCACCGACATCTCAGCATACGTCACGTCAGTGACATTATCTTCGACACTAGATGTCGTGGAAACCACTTCAATGGGTTCAACTTCCAGAACCCGCGTTGCTGGCCTTCGTGATAATCAAGTAACCCTTGAGTTTAACCAGGACTTTGCTTCTGGCGCTCTTGAGACTCTGATTTATCCAAGCGATGCAACTTCAAAAATTGGAACAGCAGTTGCAATGGAGATTCGACCAACTAGCGCAGCAGCATCTACAACCAATCCAAAATACAGTTTCAGCGCATTGATTACAGAATGGCAATCAGTATCAGGTAGCGTTGGCGAATTAGCCACTGTCTCAGTATCCTGGCCAATCTCAGGTGCAATTACAAAAGCAACATCCTAACAATATAAGGGGGAAATAAGATGGATGGATTAGCAATAAAAGTAAAAACCGTTGATGGCAATGAGTCGGTCTATAAACTGACTCCACGCATCATCGTCGCTTTTGAACAGAACTTTGGCAAAGGACTACCCAAATTGATTGGGGAAGAACAAAAAATTGAACATATCTACTGGCTTGCTTGGAAGGCTCAACAGGTCAATGGAGTTGTTGTCAAACCTTTTGGTCCTGAATATCTGGATACAATTTTGAGCGCCGAATTGGATGCAGACCCAAATTTCGAATCCACCGCGAAAGCCTAACGTACACAGTTGCGGCAATTGCGGTGGAGACAGGCATTTCACCGATTGATTTGCTTGATGCCCCTGAAGGCATCATTGAAGCAATTGGAATCTATTTGAAAGAGCGGGCAAAGAAAAATGGCGGATGAAGTCATAGTTCTAACAGGTATCAAAGAAACTGTTGATGCCTTAAAAGAATTTGATAAATCTGCTGTTCGTAGATTCAACAAAGTAATTAACACCGAACTTGCCAACGCCGAACGCGATGCTCACGGTATTGCGCGTGGCATTGGTAATGGCAAAACAGATACTCCAATGAGCGGTTGGCGGACTTATGACGCCGCCAACCCGCAAAGGAGTTCGCGTGGTGGCGCTGGCTGGCCTGCCTGGAATACTGGAACAGTTATTGCAGGCATTCGTAAAACCAAGGCACAAGGCAAAGTCAGACGCGATTACACAACCAGTGCTGGCGCTTTGATAAATAAATCAGCCGCTGGCGCTATCTTTGAAATTGCTGGTCGTAAAAGTGGTGGAACAATGGCACGCTCTAATGGCGGTCAATTTATGCGCACATTGTCAGCCAGATTCAAACCTGCTTCGCGTTTGATATGGCGCGTTGTTGATAAAGACCGCGCTAAAATTGAAGCCAACGTGAAAAAGGCTCTTGATGAAGCCAAAGCAGAATTACAAAAACATTTGAACAGAGAGCAGGTATAAAGTGGCAATTGGTGCAGTAGTAGCGCGAATCCTCACTCAATACTCTGATAAAGGCTCAAAGGCTGCTCAAAAAGATATTAACAAACTTGGCAAGAATTTTGACGCCTTTGCTAAGAAAAGTGTAAAAGCATTTGGCGTTGCCGCTGCCGCTGTCGGAGCATTTGCACTTAAAGTTGGCAAAGATGCAGTGCAGGCTGCTATTGCAGACCAGAAAAGCCAAGTTCTTCTTGCCAATAGCCTTCGCAATACTACAGGCGCAACTAATGCTGCGATTGCTAGCGTTGAAAGTTATGTAGCAAATCTGCAACTCCAAGTCGGTGTCACCGATGATGAATTAAGGCCAAGTTTGGCGAAACTAGCGGCGGTAACTGGCTCAGTCAGTGCTGCTCAAGGCTTACTTGGAACTGCCTTGGATGTATCAGCATTTGCAAGCGTTGATTTAGGTACTGCAACAAATGCAATTACAAAAGCCTTACAAGGCAATTTTCGTGGTTTGCAAAATTTAGTTAAAGGCATTGACCTAACTACTCTAAAATCAAAAGATTTAGTTAAAATCTTTGAAGAAGTTGAAGCAATAACACAAGGCTCGGCAGCAGCGCGAGCAAACACTTTAGAATTTCGTTTGAACATTTTACGCATTCGCTTTGGAGAGATTCTTGAAGAACTTGGTTACAAACTTTTGCCAGTTCTCGAAAGATTTGCTCAAACAATACAGACAAAAGTTTTGCCACAATTAGAAGCATTTATTGCAACTAATGGCACAAGATTAGTAGAAGCGTTCACATCTGCTAGTGAGGCTGCCGTCAAACTCATAGGATTATTCGTCACATTCGTTACCTTCGTTTCAAACAATATGGGCTTGATTGAGACAATGGCTAAATTGATTGCAGGAATGTTTGTAATTGGTCGCATCGCCGCTTTTGCAACTGTATTAGGCAAGTTGACCGCTGCATTCGTTGCTTTGCGCACTGCCGCTGGCACCGCCGCTGTTGCAACAGCCTTCGCCACAGGCGGCGCATCAATTGGCTCAGCAGCAGCAGCCTTGGCCATTGTTGGTGGCGCTGCCGCAATCACTGGCTTAAAAGTTGCAGGCAATAATGCAAGAAGCAAAAAAGCAGGGCAGGCAACTGGACCTTTAGGCAATTATGCAATGTCAACTGGTTCTACATCAACAGTTGCAGCAGCAGCAAAGGTTGACCCAATGGCTGCTATTATGGCCGCTCTTCTCAAGGCTCAAAACGCTTTGAATAATGGCAAGAAAAAAGAACTTTCAATTCAACAGCAAATCACTAATGCAATAGCAAAGAAATACAAAATTACAGTAATGACTGCCGAAATTGAGGCCAAAGCAACTGCTGCTGCAATCAATGCGAATCTTGCGCGTCAGGCTATGATTGCAAATTCTCCAACCGTTTCACTTGCAGCCCAAGGCGATGGCTCTGCTGGTGGCAACTCAATAATCAACTCAGGCACGCCAAACGTATCGGTCAACATAACCACACCACACGGAACTGCCGATGACTATGTTGTGGACATTACTAATAGACAGAATCAACTTGCTAGACGCGCAGGCGCAATAAACATTTTACATAGGACAAGATAGTGGCAAATTATGATGGGGTAACTGCGCCGTCAATCGCAGTTCAATTTTATATCAGTTCTGCTTGGACATCAGTTACTGCAACAGATGTTCTTGAAACTAACATTCGCCGTGGATTAAAACAATATGATGTCTTGAATCAGTCAGGTATTGCAAGCATTGTGTTCAATAATTATTCAGGCAACTATGACCCAGACAATGCATCAGGCACCTATTCGCCAAACTTAAAGGCTGGCTTGCAGATGCGCATACAGGCAACTTGGGCATCTACCGCTTACACAATCTATCAAGGTTACTTAGAATCAAGCATCGTCAACCAAGGTCATTATCCAACTGTAACGATGACCTTCCACGATGGTCTTGCCTTCATTGCTGAAGTCGAAGCCCCTGTCTTGGCTGCACTTGCAAACTCAGAGACAGCGGCAAACCGTGTTGACCGAATGCTTACCATTGCTGGTTGGCCAGGTGGCGGTTCTCGCTCTCTAACAGGCACTGTGACAATGCAAACCACAATCCAAGGTAAATCCTGTCTGACTATGATTAACCAGGCTGTGAACGCCATTGCGGGTCGTTTTTATATCTCTCGCAGCGGCGTCGCCACGCTGGTGCCATTATCTGACAAATTCTCCCGTCCAACTCAATTGCTTTTCTCAGACCAAGGCGATGCCAACTCGGTTCTGTATCAAGGATTGGTTGTTGACCCAGGCACTTACTATGTTGTTAATCAAGCAATTGTGGACCGTGGCGCCAGTGCAAAGAAAACATCAACTTACAATATAAGCAAAAATTTATATGGTTTAACATCTAAAGTATTTGATGCACCTATCTTGAGCGAAACTAGCGCCACTAACTTAGCGTTATATCAATCACAGCAACAATCACTTCCAGCAACCTTTGCCAAACAGGTTGATTTCAGCGCTCTAAATCTCAACGCTTTATATCCTGATTTTCTAGCCTGCGAAATTGGCGACCAGGTAAGTGTTAAGCGTTTGACGGTTGATTCACGAAGCCTGCAATACAATCTTGTGATTGAAGGAATGAACCACAAAATTACCAATGATGATTGGAAGGTTTCATTCCACACATCGCCCATCAATCCTTACTCAATAACAATTTAGGGGTAGGCAATGCCATTATGTCCACAGATTACTAACACGCCAGTCACAGTCACACAGACTGGCGATTTTGTTGTGACATCTGTTGTGCCTTTGATTGCTGATTCATTCGATGGTCTAGCAAGTAATTTTGAATCAATTGAAATCTTGGCAGATGGCAAAACCAAGGTTTATCGTGCAAATGATGAGCCAACTGGCGCTGGAATCAATGACGGCGATTTATGGATTGACCTTAATGATGGCAATAAATTATATGTGAGGGCTGGCGGTGTCTGGGTATCTGCTCAAGATGCATCAATTGGAACAGCGCAAGCAGCAGCAAATGCAGCCGCTGCCGACGCTGCCATTGCACAAGCCGATGCAACTGAGGCTTTAGCAGACGCATTAGTTGCATATAACGCAGCAGTCGCTTCATTGCAGCCAAGCGCAAACACAATCGTCAATGCCTCAAATCAAATAACTTCTATCAGTGGCAATGGAATAAATGTTTTTTCTGGAACAGGCGCAAATAGTGGTCCTCGCGTAGTTCTCAATTCTTTGGGTCTTGCAGCATATGGAACCAGCAGTTCATTCAATATCACCAGCGCATCTGGCAACGGCACATCTGTCACATATACAGCAACTGGTCATAATTTCTTTGTTGGTCAAGGCGTTACTGTTACTGAATTAGCACCTAGCGGGTACAACGGTTCATTCATAATCACTGCGGTTGCTGGCTCAACATTTACTGTTGCAAATACAACAACAGCAACGGTCACAGACCCTAATGGCTTTGCCATAGTCAGTTCTGTAAATGTTACAAATGTTTCTGGAAATGGCACAAATGTTACTTACACAGCATCTGGACATTCTTTTACTGTTGGTCAAAGCGTTACTGTAAGTGGATTAGCCCCTAGCGGATACAATGGAACATTTGTCATTACTTCTGTTGTTGCCAGCACATCCTTTACTGTTGCGAACACAACAACAGCAGGAGTTACAGATTCAAATGGTTCTGCTGAAAGAGCAACGTTTGCAATAAGTTCGACAACAGGTAACGCGGTATTTTCAGGAAGCATTACTGGTTCTGACATCATCGGTGGAACGCTTAACATCGCAGGCAATGCCACAATTAACAGCTCTGGTCTATTGACTGCAACAGGCGCAACTATTACTGGAACCATCAATGCCGAGGCTGGATATTTTGGCACTGCTTCAAATGGTTATAGCATTAGCGCAACAGGACTTACAGGCGTTGGAACTGGCGCAATCACTGGCGGAACAATTCAAACTTCCTCTGGCTCAAACGCAATTATTCTAAATGGTGCAAGCAACGCTCTACAATTCAAAGTTGCAAGTGCAATCTCAGGCAATGTTGTGCCGCTTGGAACTGCTGGCATTTTGATGCACTATGGCGCAACACCAGATACGACAGGCACAACATATCCAAAAGTGCAATTAAGTTTCGCAGCAGCATTGTTACAAGGCAGCGCTTCATATTACGTTCAATCCACTAACTCAGGCAACAGCGCTCTGGGTGAGTTTAGATGTTTTAATACATTGATAGTTGATTCGTCAGCAACCTTCAACAGCACAATGTTTGCTCCCAACCTAAGCACATCTTCTTCTGCTACTAATCTTCGTGTTGCTACAGGTTCAATTGGTGAGATTCAAGAAACTAGCGCATCAAGCATACAATTTAAAGAAAATGTTGTTGATGTCAATAGTATTTTTGATTTAGACCCAAAGAAATTGCTGGATTTGCCAGTTCGTGCTTTTACTTACAAAGAAGGTTATCTTTCAGCCAATGATGACCGTGTTGGTGTAATGCTTCCTGGTTTTATTGCCGAAGAAGTAGATGCCATTTATCCAGTCGCAGCAGATTACGGCCAAGATGGTCCGCATTCCTGGAACGAGCGTTTTATTATTCCTGGATTGTTGGCTTTGATTCAGGACCTTTACAAAGAAGTCCAAACACTCAAGGGGGAATAAATGAATGAAGAACTAGATGTCAATGAGATATTGGCAGCAATGAGGCAACAAATCGGGGCAATGGCTCAAGAGAATGCAATTTTGGCAGCCAGAATAAAGAAGTTGGAAAATGGACTTAGTAACGCAAATCTTTCCGATACACCGAACAATTGATGACCATATAGACCTGTTTGAAATGCAGGTCTTGCTGAAGGAGAAAAATGAATCCAACCGATTGGGCAGGCTTTGTTGTCGCCCTTATTAGCATCCTTGGCTCAACTGCCATTGGAGTCAAATGGCTAGTCAAGCACTATCTTGCTGAACTCAAGCCAAATGGGGGAACTTCTGTTAAGGACCAAGTCAATAGATTAGAAAGTCGCGTTGATGAAATTTATCGTCTGCTTATTGAT